TGATGAAGCAATAAGCCAGTTAAAGAAGTCTATTGCATCTAAGATTGATAATGACATTTTAGAAGCATTAAAAGAAGGAGAATTAGAGGTAGGAAGTCCTACTACAGCTTTCTCTGTAAAATTGGTATCAGATGCTTTAGATACATTTGAAGATGAAGAACTAGGTGAGAGAAAGTTCTTATTCGTTAATCCAAAGCATTTAGGAGTATTAAGAACATCACCAGAGTTTACCAGAGCTTCAGATTTAGGTGATAAAGTACTAATGACTGGAGCAGTAGGAATGATTTACGGATGTGAAGTAATCCCTACTAGAAAAATAGAAGCAGAAGATGGAGTATACAACTTAATATTAGCTAAAGAAGGAGCAGTAGCTATCTACCTAAAGAGAGATGTAGAAGTTGAGAGTGATAGAGACATCCTTAGCAAGACTACTACTATTTCAGCAGATGGACACTATGTAGCAGTACTACACGATAGCTCTAAAGTATGTAGAATTGTTTGTAAGTAATTAGGTTAAAGAGGGGTGGGGGTATAATACCCCTACCTCTTTTAATATGAACCGAGTAAAGAGGTGGCAGAATGGAATTACACTTATTAGAGAGTAGAATTAATAATTTAGAGAAAAGGTTGGATAATATGGAAGCTAAAATAGAACAAATATATTCTATTAAAGAAGTACTTAGTGCAATAGAAATCACGCTTAACAACTACAAGGATAGAGATGAGGAACAGGAAATTCAAGCTAAAGAACAGGCTAAACTAATTCAAGGATTGGTATTATCATTAGAGAAACTCAATAACAAGATTGATAATACAGATAAGACCATTCAGAATTTAGAAGTCAAAGTTGACAAATTCATTGACTCTAATACCATTTCAGTACTAGATATAGTGAAGGATTGGCTTCTAAAGTTACTGATAGGAGCAGGAGGAGGAATAATAGCTTACCTAACACTTAAATAGAGAGGAGGAGAGAGTATGGTAGATTTAGAACTAATAAAGAGGTATTTAGACCCTAAAGATATAGTGATAGAGGAAGGTGAGGAGGAGTTCTACTCAAGTGTACTAGAGGGAACAGTAGCCTTTGTAGAGGACAAGTGTAACATTCAAATAGATAGAACCTCTAGTCCCTCTATCCTTCTCCTAGTGAGTAAACTATTTAGGTACAACCTAATGAGTAGACCTCACCTAAAAGACATGAGGACAGATGATATGAGACTGATATTTAGTACAGACTACCCAGAGAGCTTGATGAAGGAACTACTTGTCCATAGAAGAGTGAAGTGGTAGTGGTACTACACCCTCCTCTGTAAATGAGGTGGGTAAAAAATAATGGGCAGGTAAACTTCTTTCAGTAGATTTTATTTTGAGCTACAGAAAAAAAAACTAGATTTTTATACAGAGAGAGGTTTCCTGCCCAGTTTTAAAGCGTCTTTTAAAATATTTCAAAGGAGGGAAAATGAATGAATTTTATTAATAGAGAACTAAATTATATGTACCGAGAATTTGGAACTCCTAAAATAGAGCTATTCTACTTAGACTACACCTATGCCATTAAAGATATGTACGGAGACATAACAGGTGGAACAGTATATGTAAGAAAAATTACTGACCTATTAGGTACTATTAAAACAGACCCAGAGCTATTAGCTCAAGTATATAACAACTTACCTATAATGGATGTTAAACAAAAGGCTCTATTCAAAGTATCCACTAAAGAGCTATTTGATAGTGGAGTATTAGATGAGGAAGGTAACTGGATTTCAAGTGATGATAAGACCACAGGAGTAGTAGAAGGCTTCCTAAATATGTTCATTAGGTACAAGGGAGAGTTCTATGGTATTATCCAGCTTCAACCTGCTCTAATATATAGAGGAGATATAGGTAGTATGTATATAACTACCTCTAAGACATATAAAATAGAGGACTATGCAGGTAAAGCTAAAGTAGTAATAGGAGACCCTCCAATCAATAGAGGAGAAGTTATAGAGGTTAAATCAGCTAACCCAGACCCTCTATTAGACTGGATAGATATAACTATTTTTAATGCCCACACTTTAACCCCTCTTACACCTACCGAGATTTATATAGAGAGCTTGTCCATCATACCAAACCTATCTCTTGATACCGTATTAGTGATAGGAAACAAGGTATATAATATAGATAGGTATGAGAAAACTCCAGAGAATGACTATATATTCTATTTAGTAGAGAACCCTACACTAAATAGTGAGGATATAGTAACTAGAGAGGAAGAACCTCCTGTAGGGGATAATGAGGAGCTAAAAGAAATAACTGTAGGAGAACCAATATACTACAACACCAGAGTAGTTACTCTAAAAGACATATATTTAGAGGGTAGGTGGAGATATGATAAACAAGAAATAGGAGAAACCTCTACTGCTTTAGAGGTATCTATATCCAAAATTCCTACTACCTTTAAAGATAATGAGAGGACTGTACTAAATATATATAGTGAGAACAGAGACCTATTCCAGCTTCCAAATGAAGTACTAATAGACAGTTCAACTAAAGAGATAACCGAGCAGGTGGTAGTAGTAAGGGACATTCCTTATGTAGTTATTAGTAGGACTAAAGTAGAAGAGTTATATAGGTTTGAATTAGCTATAACTGAATATGGAACTATTAATTTAGCCGATATTCCTCTACCCCCAGTACCAGACACTACTCCTCCTACCATAACTGTAGAGAACACTACCTACAGAGCAGAGATGGGGACAACTAAAATAAGTGATGATGCTCTACTAAAACTATTAGGAGTTACTGTAACTGATGACAGTGGAGAGGAAATAACTCCATTCATTGAAGGAGACTATGACACTTTAGTAGCAGGAACTTATCCTATAACTATAGTAGCAGTAGACAGTAGTGGAAATAGGGCAGAAAAAGTAGTTAATGTTATAGTAGCAGACACTATAGCACCAAGAGTGAATGGAAAAGACGCAGAGATAGAACTAAACTCCCCTGCTTTAGACGAGGAAGGTATATTAGCCCTATTAGAGGTTGATGTAGTAGAACTAAATGACTATACCTTAGAAGTAATAGGAAATGTAGATACAACTGTGGCAGGAGAATATACTATAACAGTTAAAGCTACAGATAGTAGTGGTAATGTAGGTACTAATACATTCACTATAAAAGTAGTAGCTCCTTTACCTGCTTTTGGTAGAACTTACTCTAATGTAGGTTTAACTAGATGTAACCTTTCTAATACTGCAACTAATGTATTTAAGAAAATGGATTATGTGGATGTTTTAGCAGACAAGACTATAGATGAGTTTTTAGAAAGTGGAGACTCTTACCATGTAATAAGATTAACTAAAGAACAAGCATTAGAAGCTACTCTTATTAAAGAGGTAGATGGGACATTTGAACTAAATATAGTAACTCCATTTGGTACTAATACTTTTACTAATTATGGTATGGTAGGATTTAAGACTAGTGGAAGTTCTAATTTAACTTTCTTAGGTATATCAGATATGTTCCCTATAGATGATGGAGAACTATATGAATTGCACTTAACAAGATTACCAATGACTTATGTTAATAGCTCAAGATTTGTTAACTATAGAAAGGATTTTGGGAAAAGTAATAATAATGTATTTATTGATTAACTACACTAATTGACCTTAATCAATTTAGTAGTTGACTAAAATCAACTAGTGTAGTATAATGAATTTGAATAATTTAAGTAATTTTATTCAAATTCTCCTCTAGGACAGTTTGAGGACAGAGAAGATTGCCTTCTGGCAATCTTCTCTATGTTCTTTGAACTGTCCTCTATTTCTTTTGCACACCTTTTTAGTCCCTCTAATACCTCTTGTAAGTTAAAATCTTTCATTTATATTACCTCCTTTTAATTTTATATGGCTATTTTATTGCTTTTAAGTCCATTTAGTAACAAATCTAATGCTTTACTCTGCTTTACTACCTTCTTAGGCTCTTTTTTCTTATACACTACTCCATGTACTTTATTAAATCTGTCTTGATATGCCCAATTCTTGCTAAATTCCTCTTCTTCATCTTCATCATACTCTTTGATTGTATCATCTATTATTTCTACATCTTCCATATCAGCTACATCCTCCTCTAATATCTCCTGCTCTTCTGTTTCTTTAGCTTTAGGTGTAACTTCTGCTTGATTTTTAGTTGGTAATGGTATATAATCATTAGTAGAAGGTTTAACTTCATTAGCCTTTTCATATTCTTGGCTTTTCTCTATTTCTAATTCACTGTCAAAAGTTAGTGTAGGGAAAGCAAATGAATAGGCTCTATTAGTTCTAGTAGCAACTAATACACCTTTTTCTTGTAAGGATTTAATGTATGCACTAGCTTTACCATTAGTCTTACTGAGATTGGCTCTCTCACATATTAAGGCTAATGGTACATTACATAACTTTTTATCATTATCTCTAAAGGATAGTAGGATTGCATAAAATCCTACTTCTTTTGCGTCTAATTTTTCATATAAGTCTTGTGGTATTAGTGTACTCCCTTTTACATCTAATTCTGGGAAAGAATAATAGCTACTTGAACCTGTTCTTTTTATTTTTATTAGTCCTATAAATTCAAACTTCTTTAAAACACTTCTAACTGTCTTTTCTGATACTCCTACTCTATCTGCTATAGTTTGTATAGATGGATAACATTCACCTGTTTTAGCATTTCTAAAAGATTTTACTCCATAATATACTCCTATTTCCATTAAACTAAAATCTCTTTCATATAACATAACTGTTGGTATTGATACATATAATTTTTCTCTCATTATTCTTCCTCCTTTAATATAGTGAATTTAGTTTTAGTATTTCCTGTACCACTTACTACTTTTACATAACCTAAATTCTCTAAAATTCTCATTGAATATGATACTGTTCTTTTTGAACAATTTATTTCTTCTGCTATCTCTTTCCTACTAATACTTACCTCATTATTTACTGCTCTTTCTTTTAGTAATCTAAACATTAATAATTGATTTCCTTTTAATTTCATTTTCATCTCTCCTTTTAAATTATTTTTCTTTCTTTTTCTAAATACATTGTAACATACAATATAAATAATTGCAACCCTTTATTGAAAAATTTTTTAAAAAAAATTTTAAGCTAAAATAAAATTTGCTAAAATTGTTACCTCTAAAAAATACACTAAATAATACACTAAAACTTTTCCCCTAAAATTTTGCCCCATTTTAGTTTTAGAGATTTAGAAGAAGAGAGTTTTTTATAATGAGCGAACGAAGTGAGCTCTTATTAAAATATACATATTACTTCTTTATACATATTATTTAGTATATACATATTATTTTGTCGGTAAAAATCAATAGGACAAGAGTGGTAAAAATCAATGGGACAGAGTGGTAAAAATCAATATGACAAAATTTACTTGGTAGAATAGAGTGGTAAAAATCAATATGACAGATAGGTAAAAATCAATGGGACAAGAAGTGCAAAAATCAATGGGGCAGATTTTAGTGTGTAAATTGCTTTTAGTCATTTAATAAATTAATTGCTTTAAATCAATTAATATGATATAATAAAGAAAAAGGATTAATTTAAAGGAGAGAATAAAATGGCAAAGAAGGGTATTAAATTAAAGAGGGTGAAGAAGCAGAGGGAAGGTATAGAGATACCTATTAGTCTATTAGATATACCAGAACTCACTAAAGAAGTACTAATCACATATGTATCTATAGTTCATAGAGGGGGAAAATTCGCCCCAAAAGTGGACTTAATGTATAAAGATATAGAAGAGGACACTAAGATGTCATATAGGACTGTAAAAAAGGCTGTAGAGATATTAGAAAGAGAAGGTTATATATTAGTATCTAATAATGGAGGTAGAATTAAAACATTTAGTATATTAAAATGAATATTAATTGCTTTAAATCACTTTACAATATTCAATATTAATGTTACAATTTAGTTAGAAGGTAAGGAGGAATTAGAAATGGATAATAGAGATTACTCAATCGAAAAGCTAAAAGAGATTATAGAGGACAGTATGACTTCCGATAAGGATAAAATAGAAGCTATAAAGCTATTATGTATACTAGAAGGGTATCTTGAGGAATAAGGAAGTGTTTTGGGGCAGATAGGGGGTGATTTAGTGGCAAAAGGTACTAAGAAGGAAAAAAAGGGTAAGATAAATAGTAGACAATTAGCTTTCATAAATGAGTATGTTAGGACACTAAATGCTACTCAATCTGCTATCAAAGCAGGGTATAGTGAAAGTGGGGCAAGAGTACAAGGACATAGACTACTAAACACTCCCCATATAAGAGAGAGGATAGAACAAGAGCTAAAAATGAGGGCAGATGAGTGTAAGGTAGATACAGACTTAATACTAACACAATTAAAGGAAATAGCACTAGATAGTAACATACTACCTAAGGATAGACTAAAGGCACTAGACCTCTTAGGAAGGTACAGAGGAATGTGGAATGGGGATGGTGAGAAGAACACTCCTACTCATATAAAGGTAACACTAAAGGAGTAAAGGGTACTGTAGTAGGAGAGGTATTGATAACATAAATTAACTTAAAGCAATTTTGAGAAAAAACTAGATTGTTACACTCAAACAAAACTCCCCTGCACTTTTGACGAATTTTATAAAATTTTTTCAAAGAGGTGATATAGTGGATATAACAATAGAAATAGACAAAAGGGTATTCAATGAAGTTTATTTAGACCTCCTCTACTCATACACCTCTAGGAGAGATTATAGGTATATATCCTTATTAGGAGGAGCAGGGAGTGGAAAGAGTGTATTTGTAACACAGAGACACATTCTCCGAGTATTAGAGGAAGAGGGACACAGATTATTAGTAGTAAGAAAGGTAGCAAGTACATTAAGGAACTCTGTATTTAGTCTTTTTAAGGATATTATTAGTGATTGGGGACTAAATGACCTCTTCACTATATCTAATAGTTATATGACTATAACTGCTCCTAATGGAAGTGAAATTATCTTCATAGGACTAGATAACTCGGAGAAAATTAAATCTATAGCAGGTATAACCTCTATATGGATAGAGGAAGCTACAGAATTAACCCTCCAAGATTTCAACCAATTAGACTTGAGACTAAGAGGAGAGACAGGACTACACAAAGAGGTTATACTAACTTTCAACCCTATATCAGATACACATTGGATTAAAAAGAGGTTCTATGACTCCCCCTCCCCCGATACCATTAAACTAAAGACTACTTATAAGGATAACAAGTTCTTAGATGCTAAATATATAGAGGTATTAGAGAGCTTAAAGTATTCTGACCCAGTTTACTACAACATATACTGTTTAGGAGAGTGGGGAAGTACAGGACATTTAGTATGGAGCAACTATAAGATAGAGGAAATACCTCTAAATGATGAGTATTATGATAGTGTATTCTGTGGACTTGACTTTGGTTTCAATGACCCCTCTGCTCTAGTAAAAATAGGGGTAAAAGACGGGGAATTGTATATTTTAGATGAGATATACAAGACAGGCTTAACTAATAGGGAGCTAATAAATCTATTAGCACCTTATAAGGACTACAGGATAATAGCAGATAGTGCCGAGCCAAGTAGGATAAAAGAGTTCTATCAAAATGGCTTCAATATAAAGGGAGCTAAGAAGGGTAAGAACTCACTAAAGAGAGGGATAGACTTCATTAGAGGTAAAAAGATAAGAATTTCTCCTAAGTGTACTAACTTTATTAGTGAGATAAGTAACTACACCTATGAGAAAGATAGAGAAGGAAATCCAACAGAACTACCTATAGGTATTAATGACCACTTAATGAGTGCTTTAAGATATGGTACTGAACCTCTACAGTATCAAGACAAAATAATGTTCTTAAAATAAGAAAGGAGAGTGAGTAGATGATTTATTCTTTAAGAGATGTGATTGGAAGCAATTTAGAGGAGACTAAAGAGAGACTATTATATATAATAGACTTAGATAAAGCCTCACCGAGACACAAAGCTATAAAAGAAGGAGTAAGGTACTTTAATAATGACAATGACATACTATATCAAGAGCAGTACTATTATGACAGTGAAGGTAAAAAGCGTGTAGATGAGACTAAAAAGAACAACAGGCTCTCCCATAACTTCTATGGACTATTAGTTAAACAGAAGGTAGGATACCTATTAGGTAAGCCAATGAACTTTAACCATACTAATAGTGAAATAAACAAGATACTAAATGATATATTAGGAGACAAGTGGAATTTAACTGCACAGGAGCTACTAAAAAACGCTAGTAACAAAGGTGATGAGTGGCTATACTGCTATATAGATGAGAATGGAGAGTTTGACTACACTATTTGTCCTACCGAGCAAATCATTCCTCTATACAACAATGGATTTAAACAGAAACTAGAAGGAGTCATTAGGTACTATGAGATAGTGACACTAGAAGGGAAGAGTACTTTAGCCATAGAACTATGGACTCAAGATGAGGTAAAGTACTTTAAACTAGAAGAAGGTGAAGATGACCCCCAATTAGTGGCTACTAAATCCCACTTCTATATCAATGGAGTAGGCTATTCGTTTGGAGAAATACCATTCGTACAGTTCAAGAACAATGAGGAGCTTACTACAGACTTATCAATGGTAAAGGAGCTAATAGACAACTACGATAAGGTTACTAGTGGACTAGCTAATGATTTAGAGGAGATACAAGATAGTATATATGTACTAAAAGGGTATCAAGGAACAGATAGCTCCGAGTTTATGAATAACCTAAGATACTACAAGTTGATTAAGGTAGATGAGGATGGTGGAGTAGATAAGTTAGAACTACACATACCAATAGAAGCTAAGAACTCTCACCTAAAGAGACTTGAGGATGACATCTATAGGTTAGGAATGGGAGTAGATGTATCAGCAGAGAAGTTAGGTAACAGTAGTGGGGTAGCATTAAAGTTTATCTACTCATTATTAGACCTAAAAGCAGATATTAGTGAGATACAGTTCAAGAAGAGTATTAGACACCTACTAAAAATTATAAGCAACTGGCTAAGAATTAGTAAGGGTATAGTCTTTGACAGAAAAGAAGTAAAAGTAACATTCAATCGTTCTATGTTAGTAAACACTAAAGAGCAGATTATCAATGTTGCAAACAGTGTAGGTATGTTAAGTAAAGAAACACTTTTAGCTAACCATCCATTTGTAACAGATGTGGACTATGAGCTTAATAAGATGAGAGAGGAAGGATTAGAATTTTCAGCTTCCCCTTCAAAGGGACTAATTTTAGACCACAAGGAAGAGTATGAGAACCAAGATAGTGATTTACCCTCTAGCCAAAATAAAATAAATGGCTAGATTAAACACTCCAAAATTCGAGGACTGAACCTCGTAAAAAAATGTGAAAGGAGAGTAGATTATGGACAAATTAAAAGAATTATTAGGTGAAGAATTGTATAACCAAGTTATTGAGAAAATAGGTGATACTCCTATTAGTATAGGAGAGGGAAAGATACCTATGGATAGGTTTAATGAAGTAAACAACAAGAAAAAGGAACTTGAAAAGAAAGTTGAGCTCCTAGAAGCCGATTTAAGAGCTTTAAAAGAAGAAAGTGATAATTTACTATTAGCTAAAAATAAGCTCGAAGAGGAGTTAAAGACAACTAAGCTCAACAACGCTATAGAAACTGCTTTAATTCAAGCAGGAGCAAGAAACACTAAAACTATAAAGGCTCTATTAGATATGAGTAAAATAGTAGAAGATGAAGAAGGTATCAAGGGAATAGAGGAACAAATAAATGCTTTAAAGCAATCTGACCCATACCTATTTAACAATAACAAGGTTGAGGGTAATTCACCTAATACTACAAACTTAGGAAAGGAAGGGATAACTAAAAAAGATTTTAGTAAAATGAGTTACAAGGAGAGGTTAAACCTCTACAACAATAACAGAGATTTATACGAAACACTTATTAAGTAATTAAAAATTAAATTAGGAGGAATGTGAAATGGCTATGACTAAATTAGAAAACTTAATTAACCCAGAGGTAATGGGAGATATTATTTCAGCAGAACTACCAAAGGCTATCAAATTTAGCCCAGTAGCTACAATTGATACCACATTAGAAGGAAGAGCAGGAAACACTATAACAGTACCTAAGTATGAGTACATTGGAGATGCAGAAGATGTAGCAGAAGGAGTTGCTATGGGTACTGTAGTACTAACTGCTACTTCTCAACAAGCTACAGTTAAGAAGGTAGGTAAGGCTGTCCAATTAACAGATGAGAGTGTTCTATCTGGATTAGGTAATCCTATTGATGAAGCAATAAGCCAGTTAAAGAAGTCTATTGCATCTAAGATTGATAATGACATTTTAGAAGCATTAAAAGAAGGAGAATTAGAGGTAGGAAGTCCTACTACAGCTTTCTCTGTAAAATT